CTTTTCTGTTTTCACCGACACAAGAGAGCACAAGTCATGACTAAGGCTGGACAGGGCTCTACAAGGGCACTCAAGGTCGTCTCAGAGGCGAACAGGGAGGAACAGGGAATCTCTCCTACACCAGAGCGTCTAATCGGCTCAGGAACGCCTAGAATCTCCTCACGCTTAAACGATTTACCGTCTAAAGGCTTGGAAATCATTGACTTCGCCAGCCAGATAGGCATTGATCTAATGCCGTGGCAGAAATTCGTCTTTGAGCACGCGCTCAAGGTCAAGCCGGACGGACGCTGGCACGCGCCTCTGGTGGTGGTCGTTGCAGCTCGTCAAAATGGAAAATCTACGATTATGGAAATGTCGATTCTGGCTCGCCTTTTCCTGTGGCAAGAATCGCTCCAGCTTGGATCAGCTCACGTTCTGACTACATCGCTAGAGACATTCCGGCACGTGGTCAGCATTATCGAGAGCAACGAATCTTTAGCTAAGCAAGTCAAAAAGATTCGATGGGCTCATGGATCCGAGGAGATCGAATTGATGTCCGGCGCTCGCTACGTAGTCAAGGCAGCTAATGCCGCAGCGCGTGGATTCGCTAAACCGGAAACCGTGTACATGGACGAAACACGTCAGCTTAAAGACACCGAAGCCTGGTCAGCTATGCGCTATACGATGATGGCCGCTAAGAATCCGCAGCTCTGGACGTTCTCGAATGCTGGAGATCAACATTCTTTGATTCTCAATCAGCTACGCGAGCGCGGTATGGCTTCGGCTGCTGGTGGTAACGACGACATCGCTTATTTCGAATGGTCGGCATTCTCGGACAAGATTGAAGATGAAAAGAATTGGGTCGCGAGCAATCCAGCGCTTGGTCACACAATCCACGAAGATAATATCCGCGCCGTTCTCAATGATCCGCCAGATGTCGTCCAGACCGAGGTGCTTTGCCGATGGGTCAATACAATCTCCGGCGCAATTCCTGTAAAGGAATGGGAAGAGTGTGGATCTGATGAGATTCATCTCGACGTTGAGAAAATGACGTGGTTCGGCCTTGATCTATCGCCAGATCGTAGAGATGGAGCTTTAGTAGCTGCTCAAAAGAATGCGGACGATACTTTCAACATCAAGCTTCTGCACACTTGGCACAATCCGATCTCGCTAGACGATAAAGCTATTGCCAATGACATCGCTCCCTATGCAAGAAAATATCCGCTTGAATATGTGGCTTTTAGCAAGAGAACAAGCTCTGCCGTAGCTGCGCGACTTATGCCAGCCGGCATTCCTGTCATTGATATCGATGGGGCTCTGTACGGACAAAGTTGCGACGAGCTTCTCGGGGCGATTACCTCGAAGAGACTGATCCACGGGAAACAGGCAGAATTGTCCAAGCAAATATTATCGGCAGTCAGATTACCAATGGGCGATGGCGGCTGGATTATTGGTCGGCGCGCCTCCAGCGTTGCAGTGTGCGCGGCAGTGGCTTCAGCACTTGCGACACACTTTGCGACACGCCCAGAGATGGAGATAGACATTCTGGTCGGATAGATGTAAAGGAGAGCCTTAGACTTCACGCATGGGTCTATTCTCTCGCACAATTACAACGACGGCTCCGGCTGCGACCTCCGACATTGAAGCTTCTCTAGCTCCAGTAAATGTCACTAGCTCTCTTTACAATATCTACGGCGTCGCTGGCATTACTGCATCGCGCGTCGAGTTTATGTCAGTGCCAACGTGCGCAAGAGCCCGAAACATTATTTCCTCAAGTGTTGCATCAATTCCGCTTAAGGTTCGCACGCGCGCAGATGGCGCACGTGTTGAATCTCCTCCAAAGGTAATTAACCAACCAGATCCACGCGTTCCAGGATTCGCGACGTATGCTTGGCTTGCAGAAGATTTATTGCTATACGGATACGGCTACATGCGCATCTTGGAAATCTATGCAGACACTTATCGCATTCGCAGTGCAGAACGCATCGATCCAACACGCGTTACAATTAAAACTAATGACAAGGGAACAGAGATTGAGTATTACTGCGTAGATTCAATTCCAGTGCCATACGAAGGCGTTGGAAGTCTTGCAGTCTTTTACGGCGTCGATGAGGGCATTCTCAATCGCGCAGGTCGCACAATTAAAGCCGGTGCAGAGTTAGAACGCGCTGCAACTATGTACGCGCGCGAGCCAGTGCCAACAATGGTCTTAAAATCTAACGGCACTGCACTTCCAGCAGATCGCATCGCAAAACTTCTAGAATCTTGGGGGCAATCACGTCGCAATCGTTCAACTGCATTCTTGAACGCTGATGTGGAATTGCAGACACTCGGTTTCGACCCAGAAAAGCTACAACTAAATCAAGCTAGATCTTACGTCGCGACAGAATTGGCCAGGGTCACAGGCATTCCGGCTTATTACGTCGATGCAGAATCCGGATCTAGCATGACTTATTCGAACGCAACTTTGGCGCGTCAATCTTTGCTGGACTTCTCTTTGCGTCCAATTATGACTGCTATTGAAGAACGTCTATCAATGACTGGAATGGCTAATGATTTCGTGCCAGCATCACAGGAAGTCAAGTTCGATTTAGATGATTACTTGCGCGGATCAGCAAAAGAGCGCGCAGACGTTTACAAGATTCTCTACGACATCGGAGCTCTTACTTCCGATGAAATCCGACTAGAAGAGGAAATGATCCGATGAAAGAAACAAAGCCAACTCCAATAAATCTGGACTTCTCAATCAAAGTTACGGCAACGGACTTTCCAAAGCGCGAAATCTCTGGACGCATCGTCACTTGGAATGAAGAAGGCTCTACATCAGCCGGCTCAACTATGTTTAAGCCTGGCTCTATAACTTTTAGTGATACAACGAAATTGCTACTTGAGCATCGTCGTGAATCTCCAATCGGATTCTTGAAAAGCTACAAAGTCACCGATGATGGTATTGATGCGACATTCGCTATCGGAAATACGACCGCAGGCAACGACAGTTTGGTCGAGGCATCTTCCGGATTACGCGACGGCTTTAGTGTTGGCGTACTAGCTGAAAAGTATAAGAATGTTGATGGCGTCTTAGTTATTAGCGCAAGCGCGCTGAAAGAAGTCTCACTTGTTACAGATCCAGCCATCGCCAGCGCGAAGGTCGCAGTCGCAGCTAGTGAGCCAGAAGATTCTGAATCCGTCGTGGAAACAGAAGAACAAACTACCAAAGGAGAAAACGAAGTGGAAACAACTCCAACCGTTACAGAAGCACCAGCCGAAACGGTTGAGGCTTCCAAAGTCGTACAGGCCGAGGCAGCTCGTCCTCTCTATTTCACATCACCACGATCACCAATTACAACACCAGGCGCATACCTTGAGCACACAATCAAGGCAGGACTTGGCAACGAAGATTCTCGCCAATACATCAAGGCAGCAGATGACAGCTTTTCCACTAATCCAGCGATGTCGCCAGTTTCTTATGTTCGCGACGTTGCACAGAACACAAACGCAGACCGTCCAGTAATTGACGCATGCGGTGGAACACGTCCATTGAGCAGCTATGGAATGACAGTGTCAATTCCTAAAATCACTGCAAACTCAACTGCTGCAACAGTGGCAGAAGGCGGAGATCCAACAGGAACAACTGCAATCACTTCTGCTTATGTCAATGCGACAGTAATCAAGAAGGCTGGATTCCAGCGTTACTCAGTAGAATTGCTAGATCGTTCAGATCCAAGCTTCTATGAAATTATGTTGGCAAATCTTCGCGATGCATATGCTCAGGCAACTGATCAGTATGTAATTGCTCAGATTACTGCTGGCGGAACTCAAGCTACTGCAACTGCTGCCGATTCAGCCGGATTGATTTCATTCGTATCAACAGAATCACCAGCCGCATACACTGCAACAAAGCGCACTGCAAAGGCATTCGTTTCAGGTACTTCCATCTGGGCAACGCTTCTCGGCGCAACTGATACAACAGGACGTCCAATCTACAACGCTGGAAATCCTATGAACAACGCCGGATCTGCGGTTCCAACATCAATTCGCGGAAACGTTCTTGGACTTGATTACTATGTAGATCCAAACATGGTTTCAACATCAATCGATGAATCAGCATTCATCATCGAGCCACGTTCAATCGAAATCTTTGAATCTCCGTCTCTAACATTGGCCACTAATGTGCCAACAACTGGAGAAATTGAGATCATGCTCTACGGTTACATCGCAGCTCAAGCCGTCTTTGCAGGTGGCCTACGTCGCTTCAACCTAACCTAAGCAAACTAATCATGGGCTAGGTGCGCTCCCGTATCTAGCCCAGCAGCTCACATAAAGGAGACAGAG